CTTCAAATGGGACAATAAATTCATCAGTAGCAACATCTTTAATCGCATATGAACCACTACCCTCAGTTATAAATGAACCAGTTACGGTTTGAACAGATGTAGAAAAAGTTTTTTGAATGTATCTTTTTCTAGCTCCAACTCTAAACTTAACTCTTTCACCCACTTTATATTCTTCTCTCAAACCTTTCATATATAAAAAGTTATCAGCTAATCCACTCATTGTTAATTCATTCAACGAACCAGTAGAGAATGATGAATCATCCCAACGAACTTCTAATTTTGGTGAGTAAATAGTGTGTGTATTTCTTGAGAAAAATTTTAAATGTCCAAATGTTGATTCGTTTGTTTCTTGACTTCCACTAAATCTAACTAACATTCCATAGTTTTCTTCTTGTCCTTGATACCACATACGAAACATATCTGTTACATCTACATTTACATCAGGTGATTGATTTGAAAAAGCTTGAGTTGATGAACTAACACTTAAAACAGTAGCACCAGTATCGGCCCAAGTAACAGCTGTTCCACCAATTGGATTACTACGATTTTCCCAACTACACCCATTTGTGTTTTTTGGATTGTCTCCAAACTTACCCGTACCTTCAACCCAAGATTGAGATATAGGTTGAATAGCTAAAGTATATTCTTCAGTCATCTCTGCATTACCCTCAGCTTCAAACAATCTTAAATAAACTTTAGTACCACTCGTACCCCCTGCAGCTCTAAGTGCTGGTATAGTCCCATCTGCTATTGACTTAGATAACTCAGTAAATTCATCTCCACTAAACTGAACTAATGCTCTTGTAGGATAATCAAAAGCATTATTAAAAAATTCTTTTTTGACTTCAAGTATTTGGTCTCTTCCAAAGTTTTGGTCTTTGAAAGATTCACCTGTTACATTTGATGAACCACTTGAAATCCAAGTGTCTTGATTTGGAAAAATAAAATGATGCATTATCTAACTCTCCCTTGTATGTTTTCGTTTGGATTTTTTAATTCAAAAACCGTTGGTGTTACAGTGTTTGGTGGTAATATAATTGTTCCATCAGTCGATAGTGCATTTTGAAAATCATATTTATATCCATAACCGGCAGTTCCACCACCTCCTGAAATCGTAGCATCAACAAACATTCCATCATTCTCACCATTACCATCTATATCAACATTACCCGCTATATTACTGTTAAAAGAATATGTATATGTAGCATTTGATAAATTAGCATCTGCTGAATCAGTATTATAGTCATCTTTTTGAGTAATGGTTACATGTCCAATAGAACGAACACCTTCAACACCCATCAATTCAAATTCTAAATTACTTTTATAAATTGGTTGATTGAATTGCATTTTCTCAACTCTAAAGTATTCTCTTATTTTTTCAATACAATCTAATTTTACTTTTTGTTTGTCAGCATATTTTTCAGCTATAACATCAAATATCACTCCAAAGTTTACAATGTATCCATCATATAACACAATGAGGTCTGTTAACATTTTGAAATTATCCAAGTAGTTTTTTATATTTGATAATAAAGTGCTTGGTAAATTATCATTTGTAAAAGTTGTATTTGTATGTGGGTTACCAACTAATTGTTTTAAATTATTATATCCTAATAAATAAATTCTTATCGTTCCTAATTCTAACTCTCTAATCAAATCAGTTAAATCTGGTTCAGTAGGTACATCGGCAATTGCTACACCCATCGCAAGCAAGCTGTTGTTGATACGATTTTTTATTGCTTCTATATCATTACCAATAACATCACTAGCTAAACCACCAACATCTTGACTATTTAAATAATTAACAAGATTATCAATACTATTTTGAATAATCTCAAGTGCTTCATTTGATTGTGCTACATAATTTACTGTTTCATTATAAGTACCAGTGCCTGAAGGAATTATTGATTCTTCTCTTGTAGCATAAGCCTTTGCTATGTTTCCAAATTTAGCTGGTATGTTTAATACTCTAGCTTCAAAATCTTCTTTTGTTACACATCTGTTTTGTGTTGTGAAAAACGCTTTAGCTTTTTCTTTTATTTCTAATGTATCTTCTTGATTTTTACCACCACGAGCTGGTGTATCATTAGTTACACTTGTTAAAATTGCAGATGTATTCCCATTTTCAGCACTTAATGTTGGTGTAGTGGTTATGTCAGCAGATGAAACATTTGAATTAATTCCACCACCAACACGATAAGTGATTGTTAAAGTTGTTTGGTTTGGTGTTTCACCTAATGTTGAATACTCATCACCCAATAATGGATTAATAGAATCATTTAAATCATTAGCTTGTCCAGGCACTATAACTCCAGCCTGTTCTAAATCTAAAAATCCCTCATCAATAGTTTCTCCATTTTTTAATACACCATTTCCAAATATCAATGATGTTGTATCATCTTGATTTGTTTCACGAGTAAATCTTTTTGGTGTTGTGATATAAGTTAATGAATAAGGAACTGCTGTTGCTGATGGTAAATTTGAATCATCAACATAAGCTGAATCTCTATTAGCATCATCTGTATAATGAGTAGAAATTGGAACTTTATCTTGCGCTAAGAAATCAACTTCATACCAATTTTGTCCATTTGAATCCACACAAGAAATAATATCAACAACATTTTTATCAGGTATTGTAATGGTTTTAAATTTTTCAGGTATTCCAACTTGAACTGAAAGTGTTTTTTCAGTTGCACTTACAGCTCTTACTGTTCTTGATAATGTATAAGTTTCAGCTAATCCTGCAGCTGTTTCTGAACCGATTGTTTCTGTATCATTTGATGCAGAAATTCTAAAATCAATTGGTTCTAATGTTGAAAAAATAATATCTGAATTAGTATTAGAGACTATTTCGATACCAGCATCAAATATACCAGCTGTTGAGTAATCTACCTTTGAACGGTTAGCATCTAAAGCATCCACTTCGGAAGTGAATGTTAAATCAACATAAGATGGAACAATTGGTTTTACTTTGTAACCAAACATCTTAGCCATTGTGATTATATTTTTTCTTTCCTCTGCTAATGGTAACAACAATTCACGATATTGTTGGTCGACATAAAAAGACAACACATCTCCAACATATGCATTCATTTCCAATAACATCATACCAGGTGATGTCTCATTAAAATCACGATATGTATTAGGAAAATAAGATTTAGCATAATTCATTAATGATTGTTTTAATGCTCCAAAATCTTTATTTAAATAATTTACATTTGATTCTTTAAAATTTTCTTTACCATATGTTGGCATATTTTATCTCCAATTAATATCCACCACCACTAGCTACTGAGGATTCGGGTTCTGATATATCTCCTGAAAAATCTAATGTCACTGAATCCAAAGTGTTTGGGTCTTGTTTAATGTTAAAATCTATTTTTACTCTAAGTTGATTTGCTCCAATTGTTGTATCATCATTTGTATTTAAAACTTGTATATCTCTTACTTCAACAAATGGTAACCAAAATTCAAATTTATCCAATATTGCATCTTGAACAACAAGTAAGTTGTCTTCTGATATATGTTCAAACAATAGCGTTCTTAAATTCAAACCTAAATTTGGTTGAAAGAATCTTTCACCTTCATGTGTTTGTAATAAATTTCTAATATTGTTTTTTACAGCTTCAATGGTTGTTGAAGTGGTTGCAAAAAATCCATCCAATCCACTATCTCTACGAATTGGTAAATCAATACCAACTTTAACATTAGTATCATTATCTTGAATATAAGGTTTTCTTGATGGGTCTTTAATAGCCATTATAATAAGTCCTCAATATTGTTTGGAATTAATTTAACAGTAGTATTTGCAGTTTGACCCTGTTCATCAGATACATCTATTGAATCAACAGAATCTGGTTCATCACCTATAAAAACATAACCAACACATTCCAAACCACCTGCATCTTTTCCTAAATCCAATCCAGTTAATTTAGCACCACCTTCCAATACTTTTGATATTGCTTTTTCAATCTCACCCTCTAATTTATCAATTGTAGAACCAAGTCCAAGTGGGTCACCTATTTTTT